CTACTTTTTATCTACTCAGTTTAGAATAGAGTCAATTTTATTTATAATATTTGCTTTTGTTTTTGGTAATGCTTCTAAATAGATTTCTGTTGTTTTTATGGAACTATGTCCTAATAATTCTTTTACTGTGATAAGGTCAGCTCCATTTGCTAATAACATTGTAGCAAATGTATGTCTTAAATCATGAAATGTTTTATTCTCAATTTTTGCTTCTTTTAATTTTTTATTATATACTTTTTGAAAATATTTAATGTCAAAATGTCCATTGTTAGGAGCAAACACATATGAAGGACTTTTATTTTCAATTGATTTCAATAAAGCGAAAATATTGTCAGACATAGGTATAGTTCTAATTGAATTTTTGGTTTTCGGTGTTTGTAGCTCTATATGATAAGTTTTTGAATTTTCAGTAATGTCAGTTGCCATATATGTTAAATTATGAATAATGTTAATTTGTCTATTCTTGAAATCAATATCAGACCATTGTAACCCAAAAATTTCTCCTCTTCTCATTCCCGTTCCTAATGCAAATAAAACAATATTTTCAAATTTATTACCTTTAAAAACTTCTTTCAATCTTTTTATTTCATCTTCACTGTAATATTGAAATTTTGACTTGTTTTCTAATATTTCCAATGTTGTTTTCTTGTCTCGTGGCAAAGAAACATTATTACAAGGATTTTTTAATATATAACCTTCTTTTTCTGCGTAATTAAAAAACTGATTGAGTAATTTGTGGATCTTTTTTACATTAGTAGGAGTTGTTTCCAAATTATTATAATATTCTTGTATTTTTAATGATTTAATATTGTTTATAGGAACATTTGCAATTATATTAGGCTTAATATATCTTTTATATATACCGTCATAACTGTCTAATGTGGAAGATTTTATGTTGTTTTTTTTCGTTCCATATAACCATAAAGGTAATAAAATATTTATTGTATATATTCTATCACTGTCAATTATTCCTAACTTTAAATCATTAATGTATTTATTTGCTTTTTCTTCAGCTTCACTTTTAGATGAACCATAAAATGTTTTTTTTATAGGTGTTCCATCAGCTTTGCGACCAATTGTTTTTGTTACTTTATAATAGTCATATCCATTAACTTTAAAATTCGTTTTTCTTGCCATAATATCCTCCTGAATAAAAAAGCATTAATAAACTAATGCTTCTTTTGTAAAATCTCCATATTTATCTATATAAAATTTAATTGCGTTTTGCATATAATTGACAGTAACCTCAAAATACTCGGCTAAACCATATAAATCATTAATGCCGATTCTTAATAGCAAATTTTAGTCTCTCGTAAGAAATGAGTGTATTGTAGGACCACTTCTTTGCTTTGTATTCCTGCTTACTTATGAATTGTAAATCAGAATCAAATTTATAGGTGGCGTTATAATAGTAATGACCGTAATTCTTCTGCTAAGACAAGCTTTTTATCAATACAAGAAGACGACTTAGAAGAATCATATATAATAACATTTAACTTATTGTAATTAATATAAGCTCCAGAAGAATTTTCTAGATAAGTATCTATTAAATTAATATTTTCTCTATTTATTAAATCTTCAATGTTATCTAAATTCATTTATTTATCCTCTTTATTTTCTTTATCTTGTTCTTGCTTTGCCAATAAAGCTTCTAATGTATTTTTGATAATCATTTTGTTAGTATCATTCAATGCTTTTACACCACTCGCAAATGCAACATCTGCATCATCTATATTTAGTTTTTCTGGCTTTCTTATATCGGTCTTACCCATAAGATAGTCTAATGAACAGTTGAAAATCTCAGACATTTTTAATTTTATATCATCACTAGGTGTTCTTTCTCCACTTTCGTATTGAGATATAGAAGCACTAGATGATAGATTTAATTTCTTAGCCAATTCAGTTTGATTAATTCCTAATCTGTTTCTTTCAAACTCTATTCTTTTTCCTAAAATATTTCTCATAAAATCATATCCTTTTTTTATTTTTACAAAATGTGAAATCTATTGATATTATAACACTTTTTTCACTTATTGTAAAATATTCTCACAAAATGTTAAAAAACTATTGACAATATTCACAAATTGTAATAATATAATCATAGATTTCACAAATAGTAAAAATGAGGGGGCGAAAAAATGACAGAAATAGAGGTTAGAAGAAAAGAAAAAGGATTTACACAACAGTATATGGCAGAAAAGATTGATGTTTCTATCGGTTGCTATAATATGTATGAAAATAACCAAAGAAAAGTACCAGTGGAAAAGGCTGAAAAGATAGTAGAAATATTGAATTGTAAAATGGATGATATTTTTGTACCTTCTAGTTTCACAGTTAGTGAAAGAACGGCAAAAGAAGTTTAACGAAATAAATATAAAATAGTTTTACAAAGTTAGATAAAGGAGGATTAATATGCAAAATATGCAAGAAGTACCATTTTATTATTTATCTGCAAGGGCATATGCTAAACAAACAGGAATCGGAGAGGCAGAAGTAAAAAAGCAACTAATAAAGGGAGAACTTGAGGGATTTACTACTGATAATCAATACAAAGTTAAAGTGTACAGAGATGGTAATGTTTCATATAAACAATATGAGACAGTACTAAAAAGAGCAATAGAAGCAGAAGCAAAATTAGAACAAGCAAAATCAATATTAGTTTAGAATGGAGTCGAAACAAATGACAAGTTATTTAGTAGATTTATTTTTATGCAGTATGGTAGTAGTAGCAAAACTAACAGGAACAATTATATTAGCAATAGCAGTAGAAGTTATAGTTTATAAGATTTTCAAGATTAATTTATGTCAAAAAATCTGGAAAGGCTTAAATGGATTAGACAGAAAACTGAATAAAATATTGGGATAGAAAGGAGGGAAAAAGAGATGCAAGTATTTATAGGCATAATTTTAGGGTTTGTTGTGGCAATTATTGTGATGATAGTTACGGGCTTTGGACAAGATTACGAGTTAGTAACAACTATAGATGAGCTGCAAAAAGAACTTAAAGACAATAAGGACAGGCTTAAAAATAAGGAAATAGCAGAAATAAGAGCAACATTTTTTGCGAGGAAGATAAAAGAAATAGAAGACATCATAAAAAAATCAGAAGAAAGCAAAGAAAACTATTTTATCACTTTTGAAAAAATAAAAAGTGTACTATTTGCGCAAACAGTGCAAACAAATAGTACAAAATAAACTTATTAATTAAATATAACTAAATAAATAATAGCACAGAAAATAAAAAAATGCAAGGGGAGTAATTGAAAAAATGTCAGAAACATTAGAAGAATTAGAAGAAAAATATTTTATGTTAGAAATGCAAGATACGTGGAGCAGTAGAGATTATAAATATGCTGATGAATTAAGAAATAAAATAAAAAAAATGAAGGAGGAAGAAAGATGATAAAGAATTATGATGAGTTAAGAAAAGTCGATGTAAGTAAGTGGATAGAACAAAGAGATGGAGCAGATTATTTGAACTGGGCAAAAGTTGTTGATTTATTGCACGAAAATGGTGCAGGAATAGTGTATTTTGAGCCTGTTGTAAATGAATTGACAGGAAGTAGCTTATATATGACAGATAAAGAATTTGAAGACAGCAAAGGAAATGTAAACAGAGTGTACGAAACTGCAGTAAAGATTGTAATAGACGATTTAGAGTTCATTCAAAGAGGGCCTGTTACAAACGGTTCAAATCCAGTAAAAGACAATTCAATGAGTCAACAAAGATTATGGAATTGCCAAACAAGATTGTTTGTTAAAGGTGTTGCAATAAGAACAGGTTTAGGATTTGATTTGTGGTTGAAAGAAGAATTAAAAGATTCAAAAAATAGCTGGGAAGATGATTTGTCAAGACATGACATATTTAAAATAAAAGAAAGATGTCAACAAATTTATACTCAAAAATTAAAAGAAGGATTATCAGTAAAAGAAATTGCAGAAAGGCTTCACAAGACAGAAGATGAAGTAAAGGCGGTATTTACATATTTTGATACTTTAAGTAATTTTGAAAGAGATTTAGCAAACATTGATACAAAGTCAAGATAGGAGTTATTACATAGGAGCTTCAGATACAAGTATGGTTGTAGGAAATTGGAACACGAAAACATTCGAAAATTGGTGGTTAATAAAATTAGGTTTAAGTCAAAACAACTTTTCAACGGAAGCTACAAAAGCAGGAAATAATTATGAACACAAAATACTGCAAGCATTGAATATTCCAGATTTAGAGATGGATAAACAAATAATAATTGACAGACTAAGAGTAAATTTAGATGGAAATTCGGAAGACTGTATTTATGAAGTTAAGACACACAAAATAGAAAAAGAATTTAAAGTATCAAAACAATACTGGAGACAAGCACAGGTTGAGATGTATGCGTACAATACCAGAAATTTATACATAGTCGCATATGCACTAAATGAAGATGACTACAACAATTACTTTAATGCGATAGATATAGATAGGATCAAATTTAATAAAGTAGAATATGATGAACAATTTATAAATAATGAGTATCTACCTAGGTTACAAATATTAAGTGAATGTTTGAAGAAAGGAGTTTTTCCAAATGCAAACTACACGGAATAATTAATGATATAAGTATAGATTTCAATACACGAAAACCTAAAATAAGCCTTTTATTAGACACAAATGAGCTAAGTATAGTAGAAGAGCTAAAAAACGAAAATAAGCTAAATATCGAGCTAAAAAAATATCGTAAACCTCGTAGCCTCGACGCAAATAAATACTTTTGGAAATTGCTTCAAGAGGTTTGCGATTATAAAGACATAGACACAATAGAAGATTACAAACGCAGAGTAAAAGAATTAGGAATATTTAAGCAATTTAAGATAATGACACAAGATGTAAAGACGTTTGAAAAAATATGGACTGATAGAGGAATAGCTTGGTTTTGTGAAATAGTAGATACAACATACATAGGAGATACAGAATTTAAAATTATAAATGCATATTATGGTTCGAGTTCGTACAATAGCAAGCAGATGAGTAGATTAATAGATAATCTAGTTCAAGATTGCAAAGCTGTAGGAATAGAGACAAAGCCACAAGCAGAAATAGATAGTTTATTAAAACAGTGGGATTGTGGCACTAGATAGCAACGGCTATAAATTAAGCTAGTGCCACAAAAGGCCCCATAAAGAGGTAAAAAAATGATAGTAACAGATTTATCAAACAGTTTTAATCCAGTACCTAAAAAAAAGGCAGAAAAGAAAAAAGAAGTTACAACAATTAAAAAGAAAAGCAAGAAGTTAGCAAAGCTAGAGAAAAACAGATTTAGCATAATAACAAAAGACTTAGAACATTGTTATTTATGTGGCAATAAGAAACAAGAATTACATGAGCTTATAGAAGGGAAAAATAGGCAAGCTAGTATGAAATATGGTTTAGTAATACCAATTTGTAGGAAATGCCACATTTTAGTAACAAATAATAAAACTTTACAGGATAAATTGCATAAAGTCGCACAAAAAGAGTTCAAAAAGCATTACAAGTCAGAAAACTTTATACAAGTATTTGATAAAATTTATTTATAAAAATTAGGAGGAATGAAAATGGAATTTAGAGTTGGAGATAAAGTAAAAATAATAAGTAAAAAAAATGGTGATCAATATACCACTTATGGAGTAGGAAAACCATTCACAAAATCAGATTTAAAAGACGGAGATAAATGCACATTAAAGAATGGACAAGTTATATTTGTTGATAAGACTTCAAATTATGGGTTTAACAGCATTGATGCACAATTAAAATACTTTAATGATGACGTAAGTATTGTAAAAGTAGAAAGACCAGTAAAATATGAGACACTATTTGAAAGAGAAGAAGAAATACTAGACGAGACAGAAAAGAGATATTTATCAAACGTAATTAAACCTTTTAGAGACAAGGTAAAAGCTATAAAAAAAATTTCATACTCTAGAGAGTTCATAAGAATATATATAAAAGAAGATAAACCTATCATATTACCATATTTTGAAAAAGGTATAACGTACAAAGGAATGAAAGAAAATAAAGAATACACATTAAAAGAATTAGGATTATAACAACAGGGGCTAGACAACAAACTAGCCCTTTATTTACGAAAGGAGAAAGTATGAAAAGCAGTTTTTTAATTTACTTAGATTATAAAGAACAATTTGAATTGCTAACAGACGAAGAATTAGGACAATTATTAAGGGCAATTATGTTGTATGAAGAAACTGGAAGAATAACAGAATTAAGTGGAATGCTAAAAATGGCTTTCTCTTTTATCAGAACACAATTAGATAGAGACAGAGATAAATGGGAAGGCACAAAGAATAAAAGAAGTGAAGCAGGCAAAAAAGGTATGGCTAATAGATGGAATAACAAAAATAGCGAAGTTATAACAGAAGATAACAAAAATAACAACGTTATAAATGATATAACACGGTATAACAAAAATAACTGATAATGTAAATGAAGAAGTAAATGATAATGTAAAAGTAGATGTAAATGAAGATGAAAAAGTAGAAGTAAAAGATAAATATAATAACATTATAGGAATTTACAATTCCTATTGCCCAAACCTTCCTCGAGTTCAAAAACTCACTGCTAAACGAAAAATAGCGATAAATAAGCTGCTAAAAGAAATTACACCACAGCAATTTATAGAAGTTTGCATACTAGCCAATAATACAGATTTTCTCATAGGAGACAACGATAGAAACTGGAAAGCAGATTTCGACTTTATGATAAGACCAGATAAGGCAGTCTCCATACTGGAGGGAAAATATAATAACAAAAAAAAGGACAAAATGGACGGATTTATAGATTTATGGAAGGAGGCAAAAGATGAAGAAGAGCGAAATGGTGCAAATAATAACACTTTTGGCTGGTAATTATGAAGATATTGCAAATAAATCACAAACACAAAGAGAGATGATGTTAAATACATGGCAAGAGTGTTTAGGAGACTTAGATTACAATATAGTCTTACAAGCGGTAAAGAAAACAATAATAGAAAGCCCTTACTCCCCAACAATACATGAAGTAAGAAAAAATGCAATAGAGCTAATAAATCCAACAACAAAGAAAACAGGAATAGAGGCATGGAACGAAGCAATTGGAATGATAAGCAATGGCCTTTATATGACCGAGGAAAAATTTAATAATTATAGCCCAGAAGTTAAGAGATTTTTTGGAAGTGTAAATCAAGTAAAACAATTAGCAATGGTGGACATGGAAACAATAAACACAGTTACAAAAGGGCAGTTTTTAAAACAATATGAAGTATTGATAAACAGAGAAAGAGGACAAAAACTATTACCTCAACAAATGCAAGATTTTACAAAACAACTTGCAGATAGAATAAGTGTAAAACAGATAGGAGAGTGATTAACAAATGAATACAATAACATTTATGACAAGACATAAGAGTTATAAAGATATGCAAGAGCACTTAAGCGAAAGACATAAGCAAATATTAGAGATATTAGAAAATAAAGAAATGACAACAAGGGAGATAGCACAAGAATTATATAAAAAGCACTACACAAATACGGCAGATGTAAACAATGCGAGACCAAGAATAACAGAGTTAGAAAGTTTAGGTTTTGTAACAACAGAAAAAACAAAGAAATGTAGCATTACAAACAAAGAAGTTGCAGTATATAGATTAACAACAGAAATAGAAAAAATGATTCTGGAAAATGAAAATCATATACCAAGTTATTAGGAGGAAATTATGGAAGAATATGAAGAATATTTTAGACAGCTCAAAAACTTAGTTCATAATTTGAACAAAGAACAATATAAACAACTTGAAGAATTTTTAGGAGATATGGCAGAAAACATAGACGGAAGTACAACGCTAAAAGAAATAGAAAAATACATAAAGAGATATAAAGCAAAAAATAAGATATTATTTATAACATTTAAAACAAAAAACAAAAATTTATTAGCACACATTTGTAAATATATAATTAGTTTAGAGTGGCATAACGAGTGGGCAATAGCAGTAGCAGGGCAAAGTACACCAACGATATTTGGTTGGTTCGATTAGGAGGTAGTTATGCAAGAAAAATGTAGTAAATGTAATAGTGAAAAATTATTTGTAGAAATACAAGGAAATAGAAGAGGCTTGTATTGTGGCAAATGTGGAAAATGGCAAAAATGGATCACAAAGCAAGAATTACAAATAGCAAGGTTTAAAGGATATATAATTTTAGGAGGTAGTTATGATAATAGTAAGTCAAGAAAAAGATAGAATCATAAATTTTGATAATATATTACAAATATATATTACGATTGATGAAGATGACAAAGGTTGTTATATTCAGTATGAAGATTGTAACAATTCTTATGAAGGACTAGGGAAATATAATACAAAAGAAAGAGCAAAAGAAGTATTACAAGAAATAATAAAATCTTATAGATATTATAGAACAGCTGAATGTGATGGATATACCAATGTATTACAAGAAACAGCAGTTTTTGAAATGCCAAAGGACTAGCCTATGCAACAAATAGAAAAGAATACATTGTATTGAGGAGATGTGCTAAATGACAGAAATATGGAAAGATATAAAACGGGTATGAGGTGATATAGATGAGGCAAATTAAAGAGAATAATATTTGCTATTATTAACTGCTTAGGCTGTAACAAACAAGAAGATATAGACTATAAGCCAGTAATGAGATGTAAAGGCTTTGTACCAGGAGTTGAAAACTGGCAAGAAAAGTTGAGGGAGGAGCTAAAGAAAAAATGAAATTTTATTGCTTTTTTGAACAAAGTGGAACATTCAAAAATGAATTTAAAAAACTAGGCTATGAAGCTTTTGATTATGATATACAAGATGAATTTGGAGAGACAGATTATATATGTGATTTATTTAAAGAAATAGAAAAGGCATACGATAAAGAAGAAAGTATATTTGATAACATAACCGAAAAAGACACAATATTAGCATTTTTCCCTTGTGTACGTTTTGAAGACCAAGTGCAGATGCACTTTAGAGGAACAGCATTTCAACAAAAGAAATGGACAGATGAGCAGAAATTAGAGAATGATTTAAAACTACATAAAGAATTAGATTTAATGTATGAAACAATAACAAAATTAGCAATAGTGTGTATTAGAAAGAATTTACCGCTAATAATCGAAAATCCATACAGCACAACACATTATTTGGTTAAATATTGGGCTATTCCGGCAAAGGTTATAGATAAAGATAGAACTTTGCGTGGAGATTACTACGAAAAGCCAACACAATACTGGTTCATGAATTGTGAGCCAAAGTATAACATAATTTTTGAGGCTTATACTTGGAATAAAAAGAAAAACATAGAGAGAACAAGTAATAAAACAGAACGAAGTTTAATAGCACCAGAATATGCAAACAGATTCATAAAGGAATTTATACTAGAGGAGGCAAAAGATGAACAAGTACAGAAACAGAAAAATAGTAGTAGATAACATAAGGTTTGAGAGTAATTTGGAAGCAACAAGATATAGACAATTAAAGTTGTTGCAGAGAGCAAAACAGATAAGTAACTTGAGACTGCAAGTACCATTTCTATTACAAGAAGGATTCAAGAAAAATGGCAAGACACATAGAAAAATAGAATACATAGCAGATTTTGTTTACGAGGAAAATGGACAAACAGTCGTAGAGGATACAAAGGGAATGAAAACAGAGACATTTAAAATTAAGCAGAAATTATTTGAATACAAATATCCAGAATTAAATTTAAAAATTATTACAAGGGAGGAAATATAATGAGTCATTTTACAGTAGCAGTTATAACTGCAAAAAAAGAAAAATTAGAGGAAATGTTAGCGTCTTATGATGAAAATTTAGAAGTAGAACCTTATATAGAGAAAACAAAAAAAGAAATAATTAAAGAAGCGAAAAAGCGAAAAGAAGATTATTCTAAAGAACAAAAAGAAGGGAAAAAAATAAGTGATTGGCAATTAAAATATTTAAATGCTGAAACTGATGAAGATTTATATAAAGCTGAAATAGATGAAGATTTGCAATATGATGATGAACGGAAATGAATTAAGTACATATAATCCTAATTCGAAGTGGGATTGGTATTCAGTAGGTGGGAGATGGAGAAATTCATTATTAACTAAAAAAGATAATGAAGATGTAATATCAGAAATTAACTTAGAAGATTTAATAAACCAAGGAAGCAATTTAAGAAAAGAATCTCCAATAGGATATAAATGGGTAGATGGTGCAAGAATAAAAGACATAGACTTTAAGAAAGCTATTGAATTTAAAAATACATATAACAAAGCAATTAGATTTTGGGAAACTTATGTAGAAGGACAAGAGCCAATAACTGAAGAAGAAAAAGAAGATATTAAATGGGAAGTTTATAAAAAAGAGTATTATATAGAAAGATATGGAACAAAAGAAAATTATGCAAAAATGCAAAGTACATTTTCTTGTTGGGCATTATTAGATGAAACAGGTTGGCATGAAAAAGGAAAAATGGGCTGGTGGGCCATGAATGATAGTACAAAAGATAGTGAACAACTATTCTTAGAAAAATTTACAGAAACAATTAATAAACCAGAAAATCAAGATAAATACTTAATTATAGTAGATTGCCATATATAAAGTAGGAGGAGAAGATGAATAGAGAATATAAAAAAGAAGAAATACAAAAGAATATTGATTATTGGGAAAGTGAAGTTCAAAAAGCATTGCTAGAGAATGATATTAATAAAGCAATTGGTTGTAGAATTTTAGCAAATAAATTAAGAGAAGATTTAAAGCCAGAGTTATTAGGAGGAGAATAGATATGTTAAAAAAAGACATAGAAGTTGGTAGAATATTATATTGGAATACAACTGGAGCAAACAATTCAAAAATATCACTCAAATGTGAAGTTATAGATGTGGGAAAAATATGGATATGGGTGCATGTGTGTGGATGCCTAGCGTATAACAATTTAGCAATTAATGATTTAAGTATAAAACCACTACATAGAGTAACTAACAACAATCTAAAGCAAAGGAGTAAATAAGATATGAAAACAGAAACTACAAAAAGACTAGAACAATTATTAGCAAATCGTTTTAATAAAAGAAATGATTTTTATGTTTTTGAATGTACGATTGGCTGGTATGGAAAAGAAATAGTAGATTGCATAATGTATAACTGTCAAAGAGAAACTTACTGCTATGAGATAAAACAATCAAAACAAGATTTTCATAGTAAAAATAGATTAACATTTATAGGAAATAAAAATTACTTCGTAATGCCATATAAATTGTATAAAGAGGTAGAAGATGAAATACCACCAGAAATAGGAGTTTTAGTAGCAATAGATAGGCTGGAACGAAAAGAAAAAGAAGAAATAGACATTTTGGGAATCAAGAAAACAAGCTATTGGACGGAACCAGTAGATGGATTGAAAGAATTATATTGCATAAAAACAGCAATAAAACAAGAACTTAAAGCAGATAAAGAGGTAATATTGTCTTCAATGTTAAGAAGTATGCAAAGAGATAGAATTTATGATTTAGAGAGGAGTGATAAATAGTGAAAACAGCTGATGAGATGTTTGAAGAGTTAGGGTATAAAAAGAAAAATTTAGATATTATATTTTCAAGATTTTGGGAAGAATGGGAAAATGAAGATTTAGCGAAAACATTTTCATTTAATACAAAATATGAAACAATAGATATTACAGATGAAAATAGATATGGAATAACAAAGCAAGAACTACAAGCAATAAATAAGAAAGTAAAGGAGTTAGGATGGATAAAGTAAAAAATTGGGTGGAACTTTCTAAAATTAAACCAAACAGTAAATATAAAATAGTAGTATATGATGATATGAACAATGGCTGGGTTGTACCAATAATAGAAACAAAAGAAACAATAAAAAATTATTTTAAACATCATTTGTATTTATCAACACATACATTTTATTGGTCTTCTCGTGAATATTATACTAAAAAATTACAAGAATTTGGTTTTAACATTAAATTAATCGGATAACTATTAGGAGGTAATTAAGTGAAAGAAAAAATAAAAAGAATAATAGAAAAAATTAAAGATATATTTAGTTTACATTGCCCTGAATGTGGTGGAAGAATGAAAAGTGAATTTTTGGATATGGAAATAGACCACATTGTATACAAGTGTGAGAAGTGTGGAGAGGAGTGGATTTAATGCAATTATTTGAAGATTTAGTAAAATGCAAAGGTTGTATGAATAATATAAATAACAAGTGTATTTTATATCCAGGAAAAGATGTAAAAGAAGAAAACACAGGTTGTTATGTAGGAATAGATAGAAATAACAAACAAAAGATAGTAGGAGGGAAAAAGTGAAAGAAAATAGTATAAACAAGAAAGAAGTAGATAATGGAATAAAAATAAACATTCCTATAATAAGCAATCAAGAAATAGAAAACACAATAAATACAGAAAATTTATATGACAAAATAGCAAAACAAATATATCACGATAGAGAAATGATAATATTGCAAGAATTTATAAAAAAACTACAAAAAGAGAATGAAATATTAAAGGAAGAAAAAGAACAAGCTTGGGAAGAATGGAATAATTTAGAACAAGGAAGTTATGGAACAGAACAAAAATTAAAACAACAAATTAAAGAATTAAAAAAAGAGAATGAAGAATTAAAATTTGAAGAGAGAAGGAGAATAATTGGAAAATATGGAGATGCTGAAATTCACGATGTGATAAATAAAATCTTATCAAATGATTATATTCCAGTTCAAAAAGTAAAAGATAACATTAAAAAATTAGAGATAAAAAAAGAGAAAGCCAGAGGGGAAAGAAATATTTTGGAACGTTTTGCAATTGAAAAATCAATTAATAGTTTACAAGAACTATTAGAAAGTGAGGAATAAATGATAATAGAAACATCTCTAAATTTAAAAAATAAAAACAAGGAAGAGTTAATGCTGTTATTAAATGAAAGCTTAGGTGTTATAGAAAAACTACAGAAAGAGAATGAAGAATTAAGAGCAAAATGGGATAAAGATACACATATATTACAAAATAAATTAGATTATGCAAATGCAGATAGAATTGACTTAGCACAGCAGAATAAAGAATTAAGAAAAGAGAATGAAGAATTAAATAACAGATGTAGAAACTTGGATAAGGAAGCACAAGCATATCTTGAAGAATTAGCAGGAGATAATACATTAACTAGAAGAAACATAAAACAATTACAAGAAGAGAATGAAGAATTAAAAAAAGATTACTATAATGTAATAAATAAAATAGAAAATAAAATAGATATATTGGATATAGCAATATCAGAATGTATATATATAGACGATGACGACAAAGCATACAAAAAAGCAGTTAAAAAAGACAAGTTATGTTTATTGAATCAAAAAAGAGCTTTACAAGAACTACTAGAAGGGGGAGAATAAAATGAGTGAAGAAGAATATAAAGTTGAGGTAATGTTGACTATAGATGATTTAAAATTGTTAAGAGATAGCTTAAAAGGAACATTAGTAAGAGAAAATTCAATAAATTTTGAATATTTAAAAAAGATAACAGAGTTAGGCTATTTTATTGAAGAAGTAATAAAACAAGAGGAGGACTAACATATGACAAAAGAACAAGCAGTAGAGAGATCAAATAAAATTATAACAACAAAATTTAATAATGATTATTCAATAGATAATGTAGATAAAGAAGCAATAGAAATAGTTTTATCTATGCTAGAAGAACAAAACAAGACAATTGATTTAATGTCAGAAACAATAAATAATTATGATATAGACGAAGATGTTTGTAAACAAATGGGGCAAAAAGCAAATTGTAATGAATATGAAGATGCAAAAGAGTGTAAAGAGTGTATAAAACAATATTTTATAAATAAAGCGAAAGAAATCAGATAATCTGGAGGTACACGTAATGGATAAAATAGAAATGGTTATGATAAATGGAGATACAGTAGTAAAAAAGCAGTTTGAGATATTAGATAAAGATGGAGTTATAAGTTTTGAGTTAGGCAAGTTAACATTAGCAGTCAGAAAAGAAGATCTAAAAAAATATTTGTAGGAGGTACAAATGATGCAATACATAAAAGAAGATGTTGAAAGAATGTTAAAGGATCACTTAAAAAATCAAGCAAAGCTGACGGAAATACAATTAAAAAAAGAAGAATACGAAAAAAGATTGGAATATGCTGGAACGGTATATGAGGAAACAGAAAACGAAATTATAGAAAATATGCAGTTAGCTGGACAAGCTTATGATAGCATACATAGTAATACAAACAAAGTATCAGATAAAGTGCTAAATACGGTAATGAATTATCATAGAAAAGAAAGACACATAAACAAAGAAGATAGGCAATTTTTACAAACCAAATTAGAAGAACTAAACAAATTGAAAGACGAATTAGACAAAAAAATAGTAAGAGTTGAAAATATGATTAATCAACTATCAGCAGAAGAAAAGTTTGTTATAAAGATATATTATATGGAAAAATCTAAATGGGATTATGTATCACAACAATACTGCATGGAGTTCCAAAAACCAAAATCTATAAACCAATTATTAAATATAAGAGACACAGCAATAAAAAGTATGCTTGATGTACTAAATATAGGTGAATAATGAAAAATTGTGATAAAATTGTGATAAAATTTGGATGAAATTTTGATTCTAAGGTATTATAATTATAATAGATAAATTATAAAGAGTCGCAGATATGAAAAATATCTCAAAAACCAGGCGGCTAAAGTATTTGCTAAAGCAAATTGTTTGTTTGTGTAAGAGTAGACGTTTTAAATGTTTACTCTTTTATTATATAAAAAATTTTCATAAAAGTATTGACAAATGGTATCAAATATAGTATCATATATTTAGTCTTAAATAAAGGCATGTATTTCTGGTGAAAGGAGGAATATTTATGCCAGACATTAACAAACTGATACTTAAGATGAAAAGACAGCCAAATGGAATAAGGTTTCAAGAATTGGCAAAAGTGTTAGAGTACAACGGATATAATATGAAACCAAAGAAACGGAACATCACACAGACAATTTATAAACACAAAAGGTGATGTGATTACGATAAAAGAAGAAAATCCATTAAAGGCAGTGTATGTTAAAGATGTACTAAGGAGAATAGGAGAATAAAATCCTACTCTTCGGAGTACACTAATAAAAAGGAGGGAGCTTTTATGAAAAATGTTAAAGAGTACTTAGAATTACCATATAATTATATTATTCAACCAGTTCACGATGAGAGTGGGTTTTATTTTTATGCTCGTGTATTAGAACTAGATGGATGCCAAAGTACAGGAGAAACATTTGATGAAGCATATGAAAATTTAAGAGAAGCAATGGAAGGTTGGATAGAAGCAAAACTGGAAGGTGGATTTGATGTACCATTACCAGTAGGATATGATGATTTTAGCGGTAAATTTATTGTAAGAATACCAAAATCATTACATTATAAATTATCAGTAGAAGCAGAACAAGAAGGCGTATCATTAAATCAATACGCATTATATAAATTAAGTCGCTAACATACACTGTATATTTTATATATACTTTATTATATCAAGAGTTTATCAATAAAGATAGACTCTTTTTTTTAGTTGGTATTAACAGATACTAGATATGTTAATATAAATATTTAACAATGTATAAACCTTGAGTTTCGATTTGTATAGAGCTTTCTAGTGGGCTCTAATTTTATATTTGTAAGTTGTGCGTAGTGATATAAAAAATATGTTTAGGTTTTAACGCAGGTAATACTACGGTTTTATTGGTAACTATAAAAGAACTTAACCACGAAAGAGAACATAGCTCCTGTATCATTACATAGTGTTTTATACAAAGGAAGTGTTGTATATGAGAGGTAGTATAATAGCAAACTACATAGACAATGAGTATAGAAGAAGAAAATTTTATGAGAACAAGAAAAGACAAAAGTGTATTGTAGATGAGAAAAGACAATGCGATAAATGTAAATATTTAAATATATGTGAGGATAAAGATGAAATTTAAAATAAATAATACGGAATGGTTAATAGAAGAAGTAGATGAAGCCACAATCAATAACGAAATGAAAAGTGATGGAACATTAGGAGTAACAATATATAGAACTCAAACAATAATGCTACTAAAAGATCAAGCAAATATAACAAAGACATTGAAACACGAACTAATGCATGTTTGGCTATATGAATACGGACATAATCAAAACGACGATAAAACATTCAGCTATGAAGATGTATGCGAAGTAGTTGCAAGTAGTAATGATTTTATAAATGAGATAGTAGATGAGTATTTTAAAGGAAATAAAAATTAATGGAATGCTACGCAGAGAATAAATAAAAAAATAGTTATTTAAGTTAAAATTTGACAATTTTTGGGAAAAGTATGATAAAATCCTTATAAAGGAGGAATAAAATATGGAAGAAAAAGAATTGGAATCAATAAAAACTCAACTTATGATTGCTTTTGAAATTCCTTTCAAATATGCAAAAATTGTTAATAAAGAAGGAATTGTTATTGAAGTTAGAACAAAAGAACAAGGGCACAATATAGAGCACTGTCATGTTACATATAAAGATAAAGAAGTTTCAATTTCACTTGTCGACTATAAAATTTTATCGAAAACAAATATGAATGAAAAAGAAATTACAGCTGTGCTTAAATGTGTCAAAAAAAATATAGAGACATTAAGAAAAGCATGGGAAAAATATCATAATAAAATTGAATTATAGGAACTTATACATTATAAGTTCTTTTTTTTATAGATAAAATAAACATAATAGGGAAAGTTATATTAAGTAGGTGAGCGAGGTGGCAAAGTATGACTGGAAGCAGTTAGAAAAAGAATACATACTAAGCGATTATAAATCAGTAAGTAGCTTCTTAAAAGATAAAGGAATAAAATCAAATGGAAGTACCAAAAATAGGACAAAAGGGTGGAAAAACAAAAAAGTACTAAAAGAGGAACAAAAAAGTACCAAAGTAATAGAAAAAGTACTTGAAAAAGAATCAGAGAAAGAAGCTAACGAAATAATACAAGTAAAAGATGTAGCAAATGATTTATTAAGTAAAATAGTACAAGCTAATAATGAACTTAATATGCATATAGCAAGAAATAAGAAAAAGACAAAGACAGTAGAATACAATTACGATATGTGCAAGCCAAGTAAAGAAATAATAGATGAAGAGGAAGAAATAAAGTCATATATAGACATTATAGATAGAAAAGGACTAAAAGAGCTTACCTCTGCATTGAAGGACTTAAATGATATATTAACTAACAAAAACGAAGAAGGAAACAATGGACAATCACTTGCTGAAACAATACAAAAAGCATATGAGAGTAAGGCAGGTGATAAGTAATGCTAACAACAGAAGCAATATTATATTATAAAGATAGACCAGTTGAATTTGTAAAAGATATAATTGGAGCAGAACCTGATGAAATACAAGCAGAAATACTGAATAGTGTAGCAGAAAATCAATTAACATCTGTAAGAAGTGGACATGGTATAGGAAAGTCAGCATTACAAAGCTGGCTTATTATTTGGTTCATGTGTACAAGACCATTTCCTAAAATACCTTGTACAGCACCAACAAAACACCAATTGCACGATATTTTATGGGCAGAAGTTGCAAAATGGTTAAATCCTACATTAAAAACAGAAATCGAATGGACACAAGAAAAACTATATATGAAGTCTAATCCAGAAAACTGGTTCGCAGTGCCAAGAACAGCAACACAACCAGATGCATTGCAAGGATTTCACGCAGAACACATACTATATATTATAGATGAAGCGTCACGGAGTAAAAGATGTAACATTTGAACCTGTTTTAGGTTCATTAACAACACCTGATGCAAAATTAATTATGTGTGGAAACCCAACTCAATTAAGTGGGTTCTTTTTTGATAGTCATAATAAAAACAGAAGTATATATAAAACATTTAAAGTATCAGGTGAAAACTCAAAAAGAGTTTCAAAAGAATACATACAAATGATTATAGATATGTATGGGTTAGATAGTGATGTATATAGGGTTCGTGTTGCTGGAGAATTTCCAAAAGCAATGCCAGATAGTTTTATACAACTTGACTGGGTAGAAGATTGTAGTGTAAAAGCATCAAATAGAGCATATCCAATAAATAGGATTGATATAGGTGTCGATGTTGCAAGATATGGTGATGATGAAACAATAATAAATACATTATTTGATAAACGACATCAACAACCATTTACTGTACTACATCATAACGACACGATGCAAGTTACTGGTACAATAGTACAATTAGTTGAAAGATTAAGAAGTCAATATATAGGAATACCTATTCATATAAAAATAGACTGTGATGGTTTAGGTGTTGGAGTATATGACAGATTAAAAGAAATAAAGCAACAAAAGAATTGGACTACAGTTAAATTATATGAGTGTCATTTTGGTGGAACAGGAGGAAAAAATAAACAAGAAGAACCAGTTGAGTTTAGTAATTCTACAGGTTTAATGTGGGGATTATTAAGAGAAAAGTTAAGAAGACACGAAATAGAGCTTATATATGATGATAAACAAATCACACAATTAAGTAATAGAAAATATAGAATAAATAGTGACGGAAAAATAGAACTAGAAAGAAAAGAAGAAATGAAAAAAAGAGGACTAACTTCTCCAGATCGTGGAGATGCGTTAGTTCTTTCTTTATATGAGCCAAAACAAGGCGGATTATCAATATTAAAGTAGAGGTAATGATATGTTAAATATAAACAAAATTAAAAAGATAATTCAAAATGATGCAGAACGTAGAAGAATGATTGAATTAGAAAAGAAATACTATGAAAATGACAATATTATAAAAGCAAAAGGTGTATTACCAAGTGAAAGTGATCCAATGAGAAATGCAGATAATAGAGTTTCACATAACTTTCATCAACTTATAACGGATGAAAAAACAGCATATATGTTTACAAACCCAGTTTTATTTGATGTTGGAGATAAAGAAGTAAACGAGAAAATAAAAGAAACATTAGGAGACGACTTTAAGAGTGAAAGTGCATATCTTTGTACTAATGCTACAAATAATAAGGTAGCTTGGTTACATTACTGGATAGAAGATGGACAGTTTTTATATTCAGTTGTTGAAACAGAGCAATGTTTACCAATATTTGATGGAAAATTAAAGAAGAAATTAATAGGGGTTTATAGATATTACCCTATTTTAGAAGAGACAGAAACAGGAGCAATTAAAGAATTTGTAATGTTCGAATATTGGGATGATAAACATTGCGAACAATATAAATTTAGAGGAAATTTATCAGGAACAGGGCTTACATATTTGTCAGCAGAATACCAAGAATTTGAACATGACTTAGAAGAAGTACCATTCATTGAATTTAAGAATAACCGTAATATGATAAGTGACTTAAAGAAATATAGAGACCTAATCGATATTTATGACAAAGTAATGAGTGGATATGCAAATGACTTAGAAGATATACAACAACTTATATACATCCTTGAAAACTATGGTGGAGAAAATCTAAAAGAGTTTCTTGGGGATTTAAAGAGATATAAAACAATTAAAACAGAAACAGGAGCAGATGGAAAAACAAATGGAGGTTTAAAAACATTATCTATTGAAATACCTGTTGAAGCAAGGAATAGTATATTAGAGATACTTAAGAAGCAAATATATGAAAGTGGACAAGCCTTACAACAAGATACTGAAAGTTATGGAAATGCAAGTGGTGTAGCATTAAAGTTCTTTTATCGAAAGCTAGAGTTAAAAGCTGGGCTAACACAGATAGAATTTGAAAAAGGTTTTGCTAAATTAGTAAGAGCAATAATGAAATCCTTAAAAATTGCAGATTGGAAAACAAAGACTATAACACAAATATGGACGAGAAATATGATAAGCAATGATTTAGAAAATGCACAGATAGCGGCTGAGAGTAAAGACACAATATCAGATGAAAGCATAGTAAAAAATCATCCTTGGGTAGAAGACCCAGAAGAAGAAATGAAAAAATTAAAACAACAAAAGGAAGAAGCACAAAAAAGACAACAAGAAATATTTGGAAATGCAGGAGGATTTCAAGATAATCACAACAATGAAGGAAATCAAGAATAGAGGTGATTGAATGGCTAGAAAACCTCTAGATTATTGGGAAAAAAGACAAACAGAGTTAATGAAAAGACTAGAAAAAGGTACAGAGAATACTATAAAAGGGTTAATAGAGTCATATGAGCAAGCTACTAAAAATATAAATAAAGAAATTAGTAAAATATATAAAAATTATAGTAAATCAGATGTGCTTGATAAAAAAGTCTTAAATCAGTTGTTAAACAAAAAAGAAACAGATACATATAGAAAAAATTTATTAACTACAATAAATAATAACATAAAAAATGAAGATATTAAGCAGAAGATGTTATTAAAATATAACTCATCTGCTTATTCTTTTCGCATATCAAGATATGAGCAATTGCAAGAAAGTATAGATTTAGAGTTAAAAAAATTAGCAGATCTAGAACAAGAAATAACTAAAATTAGATATGTAGATACAATAAAAGAAGGATATTATCACAATATATATAATATTCAAAAAGCGACTGGATTAGGTTTTAATTTTTCTCAAATAGATAATAGAACAATAAATCTATTATTGAGTGAAAAATGGACTGATAATGCGAATTTTTCTCAAAGAATATGGAATAATAGCGAAAAATTAGGAAATTATCTAAAAACACAGTTGACAGCAGACACAATGTCAGGAAAAACAATACAAAAAATTGCCTCTGAATTATCTAATTTTATGAATGTTGGTTTATATAATGCTACTACACTAGTAAGAACAGAAGTAAATCATTTTGCAAACGAAGCGGAAATGTTATCTTATGAAGAATTAGACATAGAAAAATATAGATTTATAGCAACTCTAGATAATGTGACTTGTAAACATTGTGCAGAGTTAGATAATAAAGTATTTAATTTAAAAGATAGACAACCACGGTAAGAATTATCCACCAATACATCCGAACGACCGTTGTACAACAGTAGCAGTGTTTGATGATGACATAGCAGAAGGATTACAAAGAAGGGCAAAAGATGAAAATGGTAATACTATGCTTGTATCTCAAGATATGAATTATGAAGAGTGGTCAATGAAGTATATTCCAGAAAAATATAAAAAATATTATATTGACTCTAATTTACCAAAAACAAAAGTCACCGAAGACAGTATACTAGATAAACAGTTAGGCTTTTACAACGAGAATAATGAATTGAATTTTATCCCAAAAAGTAGTATAATATCTAATGTACATATTATTGCGGGAGATGGAACACAAACAGTATTCAGAAGTGCTAGTAGATATGCCAGAGAATATGGCGGAAAAGCACAAGAATGGACGAAAAAAGCAGGAAAAATAGAAAGTGACAAGTATGTATTTGACATACATTGGGTAGAACATAACATGTATGGCAAATATGATTTTAAATTGAAAGGGAAGAAACTAAAATGAAAGTAAAATATATAGGTGTGAGTTTTGGCGTAGAAGGACTTACAAATGGAAAAATATATGATGTAATAGGAATAGAAGATTATATGTTAAGAATAATAGACGATAGTGGAGAGGATTACTTGTATTCTGCAATAAAACCATGTTCATTAGAAGATAGTTTAAAATGTGGTGAGTGGGAAATAGTAGAAGATAACAATGATAAAGATTTAGAAAAATTGTTATGTAAGGAGGAAAAATAAATGTATGAGGCTGGTGACAAAGTAAAGCTAAAAAATGGCTGCGTAGTAACGATAAGTGGAAAAGTATCAAGCATAGATATGACAGAAGGATATACAACTTATGAAATGGCTATTATATCGCCTGATATGATACAAGAAAAAATTAATTAGTTATTAATATTTTTAAATTATAAACAGGTGCTTGTGTTTCAGAGCAAGTTGAATGGAGGATGCAAACCTTACAGCCTATACCAAACAAAGTCGTAGAAATACGGCTTATTTTTATGCTTGAAAAAGCAAATTTATTTAAGTTGCAGAAATAGCAACGGAAAAGGAGAAAATTATGGAGTTCTTAAAAGAAATTTTAGGAGAAGACTTGTTTAATCAAGTCAAAAACAAAGTAAGTTCTTATAACGAGAAAGTCGATAAGGACAAAAAAATAAGTATTGCTAATGTAAATGGTGGAGAATTTATTGCGAAAGCAAAATATGACCAACTAAAAACAGATTTAGACAATACAAAAACATCTTTAGATACTGCAAATACAACAATAGCAGATTTAAAGAAAAATAATGGAGATAATGCAGATTTGCAACAAAAAGTTAGTGATTATGAAACAAAAATTGCTGATTTAGAGGCAACAGGCAAGGCAGAAAAAGCCAAAATGTTAAAAGAAATTGCAATAAAAGATGCATTATATGCTGAAAAAGCAAAACACCCAGAATTACTTATTTCAAAATTTGATTTATCTAAGATAATATTAGATGAAAAGGGAGAAAATGTAGTTTCTGGAATAGAAGAACAAATGAAGTCTAATAAGGAAACTTATAAAGATTTATTTGGAGAAACAGAACAACAAGGTGGGGCATATCACTATACTCCAAATGGCGGAGAAAATAAAGGTAATAGTGGTGCAACAGATTTTGTTGGAATAATTAAAGAAAATCAAGCAAGAAAAATTTAAGACATTTTATATGTCTTTTTATTTTACCAAAAAAAGAATAGGAGGAATGAAAAATGGGTTATTTAAAAGATGAGCTACAAGGTTTTGTACCTGTAGAACAAGCAACAGAAATAATGAAAGATGTAGCTAGAGGTTCTAGCATATTAAGATTATCTAAAGTATCTCAAATGGAAAGTGATACTAAAAAAATACCAGTAATGACAGAAGGAGCTGGAGCATATTGGGTAGGAGAAGGAGAAAGAATAAAAACTTCTAAAGCTGGTTGGATTTATCCAGAATTAAAGGCTAAAAAACTAGCAGTTATTATACCAGTAACAAAAGAAAAACTAAATGATACAACAATAGATGTATTTAGTGAATTAAAAGAAAGTATAGCAGAAGCATTTTATAAAGCTATAGATGCTGCAGCTATATTTGGAACAAACTCACCATTTGAAAGAAATATTATGAAATGCGTTGAAAAAGCAGGAAATAAAATAGAAATAGGAACAAACGGAGAAGGAAAACTAGATTTAGATGTTGCTGATGCAATGGCAACAGTTGAAGATGCTGGTTATGATGTAAATGGTTTTGCAGCAAAAATCGGTATTAAAAACTCTTTAAGAAAATTAAGAGATGGAAATGGAAATCAATTATTTGTTGATGGAGTAAATGGAAAAGAACTATATTCACAACCAATAGAATTTTCAAGAAATGGAGCTTGGGATAAAACTAAAGCTGAATTAGTTGGTGCAGATTGGGATAAATCTTTAGTTGGTATTAGAGATAGTTTAGAATATGAAATATTAAAAGAAGCTACTTTAGAAGGTACTGTGGATAAAGATGGAAAACCAATTTCATTAGCAGAACAAGACTTAATTGGTATTAAAGCAACAATGAGATTAGCATATTTACCAATTAAGGATGAAGCTTTCTGTGCTGTAGTTCCAAAAGGTTCTCTAGGAGAATTAACTGTAGAGTCTGCAGCAGGAACAACAACAGGGAAAACAGCAATTACTGTTGAACCTGCTAAAGCAGAAGGAAATAGTTACAAATATAAAGTAGCTGCTAATCCAACTATGCCAAAATATGGTGATGTTTGTACATCAGGATATACAAATTGGAATGGAACAGATGAAATTTCAGGAACTGCAGGACAAAAAATAGTAATTGTTGAAGTAGATTCTGACAATAAAGCTAAAAGAGTAGGAACAACAACATTAACTGTTAAAGCTGATTAGAAAGAGGGAGCTAGAAATAGCTCCTTTTGAGGTATAAACATGATAGATAATGTGAAAGAAGTTAAACAAATATTAAATATTACGGATGATAAGTTAGATAGTTACTTAAAGTTCTGCGAAAAGAATATATCAGATAAGATATTAGATAGATGCCATATAGAAACTATACCAGAACGATTAAATTCACTTATACAAGAGTTTTTAATTGAACAATATAATCTTAATAAAGAAGGTGTTGGAGAAGGTAAAAAACAAGTTTCTAGTGCTTCTGATAATGGACAAACTGTAAGCTTTCAAGTTGTGGGTGGAGTAAACTCTATGTCTAAAAATGTAGATGAATTTCTGGATAGAAATATGGCTACTTTAGTCAAATATAGAAAGGTAGAGTGGTAATTATGCAAATACCTGAAATATTCGAACAAACAATAGCTGATACATTTTATGACAAAGAGATAGAGATATGGACATCTGGAACAATAAAAGATGATGAAGGTTCTATAATAAGAAATGGAAAACTAGATAAACTAGATAGTTTTAAAGGCAATTTTCAATTTTCTACAAGAGAGTATATTCAACAAGAGTATGGCAAAAAAATAGAAGCTAATGCGATAGTTACCTGTAGCAAAACAAGAGCTGAAATAGGCAATATTTTAATATATGACAATAAAGAATATACCATAAAAAGTTTAGTGCCTTCTGACAGCCATATAACTCTTTTAGTGGAGGGATAATATGGCTAGTATAGAAGGATTAGATGAATTACTTGCAACTCTATCTGAATTAGGTGGAAATGCAAAAGAAAGTTGTAGAAAAGGGCTTGAAAGAGGAGCAAAGAAGATACAAAAAAATGCTAAATATTTAGCACCTGTTAAAACTGGTCAACTTAGAAACTCTATAAAAACTAAGTCTCAAACTACACAAGAAGGAGCAGAGGCACAAGTTTTTACAAATGCTGGACACGCACCTTACGTTGAATTTGGAACAGGTCAAAGAGGAACAGAAAGCAATATAGATAGGCCCGAACGGAATATCTTATAAAGCTGACTGGAAAGGACAAGCTGCACAACCATATTTAACCCCTGCATATTTGCACGCAAAGAATACCGGAGAAGTAGAACAGGAAGTAATTAAATCAGTAAGTCAAGAAATTAGAAAGCTAGGTGGTAAATAATGAAGAATTTGAAACCACAAATATTAAAAAAATTAGAAGAAATCTCAGATGTTGAGATTTCTTATTTTTATCCACAAAAGTGGAGTGAATTAGACAAAAAACCTGCTATTTCTTATTATGAAATGGACAATTCAATGTCCAGTAAAGCAGATGATGAAGAATATAGCAGTAATATTTCTATTCAAGTAGACATATGGGCTAAAAGTTCAAGTAAATGTTCTAAGTTAGCTATTGAAGTAAATGAAAAAATGGAAGATTTAGAATTTGAAAGAACATTAGCTATGGATTTATTTGAACAGGAAACAAAAATATATCACAAAACAATGCGTTTTGAGAAAAAAGAAATTTTATAAAAGGAGGGCGTTAATTATGCCAAAAAAAGCATTAAGAGGTTTAAGCGGAATTAAAGTATTTGAATTATTAGAGAATACAGAAACAAATTATAAAGTAGGAGAAGCTGTAGATATACCTTATGCACAAAAACTAACAAGAGATATTCAAACATCAAATGATCCAATCTATGCAGACGACGAGATATATGATGATGAAGAAATATTTGATGGAGAAGATTTTGAATTAGAAATTCCAGAAGCAGATTTAGAATTAATGTCAATATTTGAAGGTGGAACTTATGATGCACAGTCAAAAGAATATTCTTGGGGTCCAGATAATCAAAGTAAAGATTACGCAATGACATTTAAAGCTAAAAGAAAAGACGGGAACTATAGAATGTTTAGATATTATAGAGCTAAATTTAAGAAAGTAAAACAAGATTTACAAACTCAAGACAATGGAACACAAGTTGCAACATTAACAATAAGTGGAACATTCTATAAGAGAGCTTTATTATCTGATGCAAAAGTCAGAGTGTATAAAGATAGTACAGGCTCAAGTGACCTAACTTGGTTAAATACAATACCTACTGTACCAACAACAGAACCAGTACAAAACGGAGGGTAGAAATACTCTCCCTAACTTATTTAGGAGGAAAATGAAATGACAAAAAGTAATGAAACAAAAAGTTTACCAAAAGTAAAAAGAATACATGGTGTAGAGATTGAAAAAAAGCCTTGTGGCAAATATTTTGAGGCTCTACAGACTTTAAAGGATTTGCCAGAGGACTTTATAAAAGAGTTATCTGACAATGGACAAGATTTTAAATTATCAGAAATGTTTACAATAGAAAATATTATGACATTAATAACAAGATTACTTATAGTTATACCAAATTTTACATTTGAATTTTTATCTAAATTAATGGAAGTAGATAGAGATATATTGGAAAATCAACTTACACCTAAAGAATTACTAGATGTTATACAAGAGTTTTGGAAAGTAAATGAACTAGAAAGTTTTTTCGACCAAATGAAGCCAATATTGAACAAGATCACAACTCTAATTGGCTTCAAAAAACAATTGCCATCTGCATAAAGATAGGTATAAGTAAAAGAGAATTTTTAGAAGATTATTATCCAGACGAAATCCCTATAATTATGCAAGAATATGCAGAATTAAACAAGGTCGAAGATAAAGATGAACAAGAAGTTGGGGCAGAAGATTTTTAATAATATGACAAGGTTCGACAGACTTCGACATTTGATATATGTTATCATTACATTAGGAGGGGATATCAGATGAAGAAAAAGTTGAAAAGTTGGAAATTATGGGTAGGAATATTTGTTATAATTCTAATTGTTACAGGTATATATATATTTACACTCAGAAATAAATTAACATCAGAAGAAACTCTTAGTAGGTTTATGTACTTGATTGAAACTAAGGAATATGAAGAAGCAAAAAAACTTTGTGCTGGAAATTTAGAAAAATTAGATATATTATCAAATATAAAACCAAGTAGTTTAAGTTTTGAATTTTCTGAGAATAAAAAAAATGCAACATCTGTTATATTAGAAAATGAGATAGAAAGTACGAATATGAATGTTGTAATGAAAAACACATTGCTAGGTTGGAAAATAGAGAGCTATGAAGTAGTAACAGATTTAATAAATCCACAAGTAATCGAGGAAAAAATAAAAAAAGGTCAAGAAGTTTCTGATATTCAATTGTTATATTGGGGAGAATCAGATATTGCGAGCAAAGATGAGATTGCAAAATATTGTAAAAATAATGCAATGGTTGCAATAATTTTTGCGGAAACTATGAAGGCAAAGAAATATGATAAGGCAAATCAAATGTATGAAGTTATATCAGACCAAGATTTAACAGTGGATAATTTAAAAGAATATAATTGGGATAATTATGAAATGATAAACAACTTTGAAATAATGAATAATTTCAATAGTATAACAATTAAACTTGAAAATAAAAAAATATGGGTATATGTAGCTGGTAAACAAATAACATCAATAAAAGAAGCTACAATTTAAAATAAATAAAAAGACACTTACATAAGTAGGTGTTTTTTTATACTCAAAAGGAAGTGAAAAAATGGCAAAAGAAACTCAAGTAGGACAACTAGTAATTGATTTAAAAATAAAGACAGAAGCTTTAGAAAAAGGACTAGAAATAGCCAAAAAAAAGTTACGAGAAATAGAAAATGAAAATAAGAGTATAGAAAATTCTAATAAAAATTTAGAAAGTAGTTGGGTGGCTGTTGCAGCTACTGCAGGTATTGCACTTGCTGGAATAATTAGTAGTATAAAATCTGCAACAGAAGAATATAAAGCACATGAACAAGCAATGTCATCACTTCAAAATGTTTCTGATTATACGGGCGAAAGCATATCAGATTTATCGGATATTATGGAAAAATACGAAGGGATAATGACAAAAACAGATTTGGCAACAACTATAAAAAACTTTACATTGATGGGATATTCAGCTAAAGATACAGAAAAAATGATAGAATCATTAACAAATTCGGCAATAAGAAATAGAAATGCAAATTATACAGTATCAGAAGCAGTGAGAGTTGCATCAGAAGGTTATAGGCAAGGATTATCTACATTATCAGATAGCGCAGGTGTTACTGAAAATTTATCTGTAATGTTGGATAATTATGCTAAATCAATAGGAAAGACAGCAAGTCAGTTAACAGAGGCAGAAAAGAATCAAGCCTATTTAAATAGAACTATGTATGCGGCAGAACCATTTGCAGGAGCAATGGAGAGTTATCTTGATAGTTTAGCAGGAAAACAAGGACAATATAGTCAAGCAATGAGAGAAACACAAGTGGCATATATAGAATCAATAGAGCCTTTATTAATAAAATTTGAAGAATTTAAAACAAAAATAATTACTAATATAGGAGATATAATTTCTACAAATCAAACTGCGACAATAGGAATAACAACCTTTGGAGTTGCAATGTTAAGTTTAGGAACTCTGTTTACTATAGGAATTAAAGGAGTGCAATTATATAAAAAAGCAATAGATGCTTTAAATGTATCATCTGCTACTTTAAAAAGTACGATGACAGGAATGTTAGTATTTTCAGCAGTAATTGCAGGTATAACTGCATTAACGACAGCAATACAAGAAAATGAAGAGGCAACAGCAAAATTAGAAGAAATTACAAGAAGATATAATGAAGTAAAAAATGGAACGTTTGAATATACAGATAAAAATATTGCAAGTTTAGAAAAGGATAAGAAAGCAATAGAAGAGCAAATAGAATTATATAATAAAATAGGAGATGCACAAAAAGAATACAATGAATTGTCAGGATCTTCTAAAGGGAGTTATTGGACAGAATTTTCAAACGAAATAGAGTATTGCGAAGACGGAACTATAAAACTAAAGAAATCTGCATACGAGTTGAAACAAGAAATAAAAAGTGCTGAAAAGGCATTTAAAGAAGCACAAAAAAATAATGGAAATTATGGAAATTCTATTGAAGAATTAAAAAGTAGGTTAAAAGAATGTACGGACTATCTAGAAGAAGCAAATGTAGTTAAAAATATAAGTAAGGCATTAGATATAAAAAGTGCAAAAACAAAACAAAAAGAAGCAGCACAATTAAAAGTCAGTGCTAATCAAATGCAAAATTATTTAAATACTGTAAAAAAAGGCGAGACATCTACTAGTGAATATCAGGATGCTGTCAAAGCATTAACAAAAGCATATCCAGAGGCAGCAAATGCTGAAGGTGTAATAATAAAGCAAGCTCAAAGGTTTATTGATGCAGAACAGTTAAAAGCAGATGAGGCATGGAAGGGTTCTCAAAACACCATAAACGCGTATATTTCAATGCTAGAAACTGCTTTACAGAGTGAAAGCGTTCAAAAACAAGTTGCTCAAAACATTGGAATATCTTATGAACAACTAGCTCCAAAACTTCAATCTGTTTTAGCTCTATTACAAGCAATGGCAGGATACACACCAGAAACAACACCTAGTGTCACTCCTACATCTATAAGTACACCTAGAAGAAGTTCTGGTGGCAGTTCTTATTCTAATAAACGTTTAGATAATTACAAAAAAGAAATAGAACATAAAAAGGCAATGGATCAGATAAGCCTACAACAAGAAATAAGTATGTATCAATATGCATTAAAGAATTATACTAAAACAGCAGATGAACGAATGGAATTAAGAGAAAAGATATATGATTTAAATAAAGAATTGGCACAAAAGGAAAAAGACTTATTAGATCAACAAACAGAAGATTACGAAGCATATATTCAAAAACAAAAAAATATGCATGGTGCAGCTTATGATATTAATGAGCAAACAGCAGATTATAATAAAATAATACAAATGCATAAAAATTATTTAAATCAGATAATGAAAGATGAAAGATTGTCATTAGATGAAAGAAAAGAAATATACAGAGAAGAATTAAGTACTATTCGTGACTATGAACAACAAAAAAGAGACTTAAGAGTAGAACAAATAGACAATACAGTAACTCAACTAACTAATGCTATTACAAAGCAATTAGAGAAAATGCAAGAAAAAGACAAAGCATTTATAGATGCACAAATTGAAGAAGTAGAAAAATTAAAAGAAATTCGAATTAATGCTATTAATGCAGAGTATGACGCTAAAATAGAAGCGATAGAAAGAGAATTAGAGGCATTAGATAAAGCAGAACAACAAAAAACAAGAGATGAAGAAGATGCAGAGTATGAAAGAAAGAAAAACAGACTTCAACAATTAATAGATTATGAACATGATGCAACAACAAAAGCTAATTATCAAAAAGAATTAGATAAGTTGGTAGTTGAATATCAAAAGACATTAAATAACAGAACATTAGAAGACAAAAAAGAGGCTTTAAATGCACAAAAGGAATTATTGCAAAAAGAACAAGACGACAAAACACAAGCTATTGAAGATGAAACAGACAGACAAAAAGAGCTTTATAATAAGCAATTAGATGATTTAGAAGATTATTATAGTAAGCAAATAGACAAAGCACAAGAAACAGCAGAGAAAATGCTGTTAAATGTGGAGCAAAACCAAGATAAAATTCTAAGTTTACTAAAAAGTTATGGAGATGCTTATGAAATTACGGGACAAACATTGGGCGAAAAATTAGCTCAAGGAATTAACGAAGGAATAACAAATAAGATACAAAATATGATACAAAGAGTACAAGACACAATAAATGCAGGGATAGAAAACAAAATAAAAGAATGGACATCAGGAATGTATAGATATGAAGCAGGTGCTAATAAACCTCAAACTCAAACAATTAATGTATACCAGACTAATAATATTGAACAAAATCCAGAGATGCCAAGCGAAACATACAGAAAATTAAGGAATATAGATGAACAATTAGCATCTAGTTTAGCAGGAATGTAGGTGATAGAATGCAAAAATTAGAAGTAATTAATTTAGCTTTAAATGAAAGTATAATATTTGATAGTGTAGGAAATCTAGAAGAAGATGTACTTTTAAGTCATATAGAAGGTCTAGGACATCCACGGGGCAACTTCACAAAAAAGTCAAGGAGTGAATCAAGATGGGTGTAATAGTGAAGATAGCCTACTAAATGCAAGAGTTATCAAATTAAATGTAACAATTAGAACCAAAAGCAGATTAAAACTATATGAATTAAGACGTAAAATAATGAGAGTAATAAACCCTAAAACATATAATTATCAAACGAATAAAAGGGGAGAGTTGTTAATCTATTATATAAACGATTATAAAAAATATAGAATTTATGGAAAGGTTGAAGATAGTGCAGAGTTCAATGATAGAAAAAACAATCATGATACTGCAACTATCTCTTTTTATTGTCAAGATCCTTATTGGCTAGATGAAAAAGGACAAGACATTGATATAAAGTCTGTTTCAGGAGGATTAGAATTTCCTCTTAAACTTGCAACTACATTTTCTAATGTAAGTTTTTACAAAGAAATTGACAATATTGGAGATGTTGAAGCACCAGTCCAAATAGAATATGTTGGACCAGCTAAAAATCCAAAAATAACAAATAAAACTACAGGCGAATATATACAGCTTAATATGGAAATTGGAGAAAAAGAAAAATTAGTAATAGATACAAGGGAAGGTAAAGAAACCGTTAATCTTATAACACCAAATGAGACAAAAGATGTTTACAACGAAATAGATTTGACTTCTACATTCTTTAAATTAATAATAGGAAAGAACTTAATAGAGTATAGTTCAGATATAGAGGGAGCAAAAGATAAAGTAACAATAAAGGCCTATACTAATAAGTATGTAGGTGTTTAATATGAATTGTATAGAGATAATAAACACTAATTTTGAACTTTTAGGGATTATTACTAATTTTGAAAGTTTAATTTGCATATGGAATTATTATGAAAGTGGAACATTTGAGTTAACTATTAATAAAAATAAGGCGAATACTAACAAACTAAAAAAAGATAATATGCTGATAGTTAACAAGAGAGATGATAAGATTCTCTTAATTGATAAGGTAGTTGTGTCAACCGAAAAAAATAGTAAAATAATGAAAGTAACAGGAACTTGCATAAAAGGTATTACCAAAAGAAGAATAGTTGCTACAAATGGATATGACAGGGTGCCAGAAGATTATGCAGAGAATATACAAAAACATTATTTGAAGAAACACTTAGTAGAAAGTTATTACGATAATATTAGAACACCAGAAAGAGATATTTCTTGGATTAAGATAGCTCCTTCACAAAATAGAGGAATCAAGACAGTATGGCAAGCAAGATTAACAAACCTACACGATGAATTAAAACATATAAGCGAAGACACTGGCCTAGGTTGGTATGGTTATTTAAGCAGAACTGAAAAATGTATTTATTTTGATAGCTTAAAAGGTACAGATAGAACAATAAATCAAGTAGAAAATCCAAATACACACGAATTTTTAAAAGATTTTACGCATGAACAATTACAAGCTTATACGCACGAACAATTACAAGGAACAATAAAACATCCTTATATTATATTTAGTGAAAAAAAGAAGAATTTACTTGAAGGAAGGACAACAGATGATAATTCTAATTACAAAAATGTAGGATATGTAGCAGGTAAAGGAGAAAACGAGGATAGACTTATAACTGTTTTAGGAACTGCAACAGGTTTTGATAGAAGAGAAGTTTTGATAGATCTAAATAATATAGAAGATGCAGACGAACTAAAAACGGAAGGACAAAAGAAACTTGATATATATAAAATAATTCAAAGTATAGAAGGAAAAGTATATCAAATTCCTAATATGGAATGGGAAAAAGATTTCTTTTTGGGAGATTTAGTAACACTTGAAAGTGATGGAATATATGAAGATAAACGTGTAATTCAAGCAAAAGAAATATATGAAAGAAATAATAAAACTATAGAGCTAGGTTTTGGAGATAAAGTACCAACCTTAGGTGAAGAAATAAAAAGAATAATTACAAGACCTATAAATTAAATTAGGTCTTGTTTTTATAGAAAGGAAAGAAGATGTCAGGAGAAATAAAATTAAAAAGTTTTCCATTCGATTCAATGGATGTATTAAATTCTGAAAGTGGAAAAATGGAACCAGATAGATTGTATGAAGCAGAAATATTTAGAAAATATTTTGCTAAATTTTTAAGCAACGGAGTTTACTATGGAAAATATAAAAACTATGCAGAAAATGGGATGAAGGTTTCAGCAGCAGGAGGACTTAATATAAAAGTAAACGCAGGAGCAGGAATAATAGAAGGAGCAGATTTTGAGTGTGAAGAAGATAAAACATTTACATTAGAAAGACCTACATCAGGAAATCGCATTGATAGAGTAATTGTAAAACTAGATAAAACTCTAGCAGTAAGAGAAACACAACTTTATGTAAAAACAGGGAATGGAACAACCCCAGCTTCATTACAAAGGGATGACAATGTTTATGAAATTTGTTTAGCAGAAGTAACGGTAAAAAGTACTTCTAATATAGACGCTAGCGATGTTGTTGACAAAAGATTAGATAAGACACTTTGCGGAATAGTCAACTCACTAATCACAGTTGATGGAGAAGAGTTATATCAAAGATTTCAGGATTATATAGATACTGTTACTGAAAGTCTTGTAAGAAAAGATCAAGAAAACGTAACTATTACAGGTACATTTCAAGACAAAAATGGTAGGACATCAAAAAATGATTTTACAGATGAGTACAAAAATAAGTTAGACGGGATTGCATCAGGTGCTAATAAGACTGTAGTAGAAAATGTATTAACCAGTTCATCAACAACAAATGCATTAAGTGCTGCACAAGGTAAAAAACTTAAACAAGCTATAGATGATAAACAAAAAAATATATCAAAAGGAACAGGGATACCAAGTGGCGGAAGCAGTGGTGATATATATATTCAATATTTTTAAGAGGGAGGTGTAATACATGGCAGTTGTAGCCAATCAAAATCTTTCAGTAATAAGCACAAATGCAAGCAATAACACAGCTGTAGTAGAGTACAAGGTAACTGCAAAAACCAGTGGAGAATCATGGCAAGGATATACACAAGAGGGAACTTTTTACATAGATGGAGTAAAATATACAAGTTCATATACATTACCAGAAAATACAACTACAACAGTATTTTCAAAGAGAGTAACTATTAGCAATGCAAGTGGAAAAAAAGTTTCAGCATCATATAGTTTTTATACGACGCCATCATATGGAACTCTAACAGGGAATACCTCAGTTAATATCCCTGTACTATTAAAAACTCCACAAATCACATCATTAGCATTAAAAGATAGAAGCCTAGATAGTTTAACATTCAAATATGATTTAAACGAAAGTGCAAATAAAATATATTATAAATTATCAAACCAAAGTGAATATATCCAAATCGCAAGCAATAACAAGAGCGGAGAATTTACGATTAATAGTTTAAATCCTAATACAAGTTATACCATCAATTTTAAAGCAAGGAATACATCAGGAAACACTAATAAAGACGCAGATTTAGATGTAACAGGGACTACCTTTCAAATTGCTAAAATAAATACAATAAATGATTTTAAACATGGGGATAATGTTAATTTAAATATTACAAATCCGTCTAATTCATCAACTAGTTTAAAAGTATCAATAGATACAACAGAAATATTAAATCAAAATTTAGTAAGTGGAAACAATACAATACAATTTAATGATTCACAGTTGGATTCAATATATAAAAAATATAACAATAATAATAGTGTTTCTATTACTTTTAAAGTTATAACGAACAACAACTCTAACTATACAGATAAAAAAAGTATTGTCTGTACATTGAAAGGAAATCAAAAAACAATAAAGACTAATATAAATGGAATATGGAAACGAGGAAAAATTTGGACTAATATAAATGGAATATGGAAACAAGGAGTTGTTTGGGCCAATATAAATGGAACTTGGAGGAGGGGAATATAAATGTCAGATTATACAGAACATTATAATTTAAAGAAACCACTAAAAACAGAAAATTATGATGTAGATGTTGCCAATACTAATAATGATATTATAGATGAAAAAATATATAACAAAGTTGATAAAATTTCAGGGAAAGACCTATCAACAAACGATTTCACTAATGAGTACAAAAAGAAAATTGACAGGATAATTGAAGGAACAAAAGGCGATAGTGCATATCAAATAGCGGTGAAAAACGGTTTTGAAGGAACTGAGAAAAAATGGCTTGAAAGTCTTAAGGGAGATAAAGGAGACAAAGGCGAATTAGTAGATTTAATAAAAGAAGAAGAAGGAAAGAATATAAGTATAGAGAGTGCGAACTTACCAGCAATAGAAGTAAGAATAGAGGGCGAGAGCCAACAGGCAACGAGGAGTGGGAAGAACTTACTTGATAATACTGCGACGACAAAAATATCAAACGGAATAACATTTACTGTGAATAGCGATGGAACAGTTTTAGTAGATGGTACAAATGATACCTCTGCTAACAGCAGTTTGGTTATCAATAGATATGATTTAAGCCCAGGAACATATATTCTGAACGGCTGTCCGAGTGGTGGTGCTAGTAATACTTATAGATTAGCTATCCAAGAGACAGGTAGTTATAGTATTTTAGGTTCTATAGATATTGGCAATGGCAGTAGAGAATTTACAATAGATACTACAACAAGCGTTCAAATAGCTATATTTATTCAGAAAGGCTTAACGATAAATAATTTATTATTTAAACCAATGTTACGAGAAGCAACAATAGCTGATGACACATATGAACAATATGGAGCAAGCCCTAGCCCAGATTATCTAAGCGAAATAGAGAATTTGGAGGGAGAAAATATTTGTCCTTCTTTGAATACAACAAGAACAATAAATGGAGTAACGTTTATAAAAAACAAAGACGGTTCAATAACAATGAATGGAACTGCAACAGCAGAAACAACATACCCAATTAACGTAAATACTACTACGAATACAAGGACAGTATTGTTGAAAGCAAATTCAAAATACAGAATGTTATCAAGTTATGAGAGCGGAAAATATACAACGCAGGTATTTTATTTAAAAAATAATGCTATGACATATAACTCTTCTTTAATAGAAACAGTAGAAGAAACAAAAGCTGGTATGTATATTAGAGTATATAAAGATGCGGTATTAGACAATGTAACAATATATCCACAAATTACCAAAGGTGAAGAATATAAACTGTATGTGCCATATAATTCGCTTGAATTTAAGGATGTTGGAAGTAACGTTTTAGAGCTATCTAAGGGAACAGTTACTTTAAACGGTGTTACCTTGACATCAGATGGAGAAACAATAACGATAAATGGAACTGTTTCTGGCAACTATCCAGCAGTCAAATTAACAAATGGATTAAAAGCAGCAATATCACTAGAGACTCTAGTAAACAATTATATTAGCGAGAGAGTTGCTCAATTAGAGGACATTAAAGATTGCACAATACAATCAATTATTAGTGGTGGTTCATCGACATTCACTCCATATATAGGTTCTTATAACAAAACTGTAAGAGAACTATGGTATGGTATAGGAACTCCAGCCATAGCAATACAAACTAGCTCCACATCGTTAATAGCTATATATTTAGGGGGAAAAGGAAGCACATACAATAACTATAAAATAAAAATTGGAATAAACAAAGGCACAGTAGCGAAAGCTTACGAACCCTATAAACAACAAACAGAATGCTTCCCTCTATCAGAAGGGCAAAAACTGATGGAAGGCTCTTATTTGGCAGATGACGGAATACATCACGTAAGGAAGCAAGTTGTACTAACTGGAACAGAAAATTGGAACTTATATTTAAATAAAACAAAAACATTTAAGCTTTCTATTAGTCCGTGGTCATATTCAGGAGTTTGTACACATTATCAAGGAATAATTTCTTCATCTTTTGATGTGAAAACAGGAATTTACTTATCGGGTTCAGCTATGGTAGTTATTTCAGACCCAAGATTTTCAACAGTAGAAGAATTTAAAACATATTTAGCAGAACAATACTCTGCAGGAACTCCTGTTACATTTGAATATATAATGATGACAAATAATTCAAAGCCAGTTGAAAAAATAGTACCTTACACAGATGGCCAAAAAGAAGCGCGTGAGAAGATTAAGAATATGATTTTGTATAAAGGTACAAATCACATAAGCTGTACAGGAAAATTAAAAATAAAATACTATACAAACGAAGAAATGAACGAAATATACGCTAAAAAAGAAGATTTACACGAGCATGCAAATAAAAGTATTTTAGATCAGACACAAGAAGCTTTTACAACAGAACTTAAAAATAAATTAGACGGCTTAAATAATTATGTTTTGCCTGCTCCAACAAGCACAACTCTAGGTGGGGTAAAAGCAGGGGCTAATATAACAATAGATACAGATGGAACAATTAATGCACAATTAGGTAGCGGCGGAGAAACATCAGCAAACAATTACGAGGACTTATCCAATAAGCCACAAATTGCAGGCATTACACTGCAAGGAAATAAGTCTTTAGCAGACTTAGGCATACAAGGCATAGAAACAGGAAAGGGATTATCAAGCAATGATTATTCAACAACAGAAAAGGCAAAATTAGCAGGAGTAGAAGCACAAGCCAATAAATATATCCACCCTAACACGAGTGGAAATAAACACGTTCCTAGTGGTGGAAGTAGTGGTCAAGTGTTAAAATGGCAAAGCGATGGTACGGCAAAATGGGATAGCTTATCTTCTTCTGGAGAATTAGGCACAGATAATTTAAACACAAAAAAAATAAGTGGAATATATGCTCAATCAACAGCAACTAATTTTTTGAAATCGAGAAACTACCCATTTGATCATGCTGACGGTTTTCCTTTTTTCGATATATTATTAGAAGTTAAAAATGCAGGAATGTATATAATGCAAGAACTTCATCTTTCTCATAAAATCTCAGTGCAGGGTCAAGAGGTAATTTCTTATTTTACTTATATGAGATTTTCAACCAATAATGGTTCAACGTGGTCAGCATGGCGAGGTCATGAAGGAACAACTACGCAATAAGAAGAGACTTTTTGAGAATTTAAAAGATAGTGGAGGTGAGAAGATGCAAGATAACACAATAATGCTAATTATGGGTTTTATAACAACGATGATTCCGATATTTACGGTAATTGTAAAACTAAACAATACAATAACAAAATTAAATGTTACAATTCAGGTTCTATCGGACCAAATGCATAAAGGCCAAGAAGATAGAACCAAGATACATAATCAGCTTAATAACCACGAAACAAGAATATCAATTTTGGAAAATGAAAGGAGGGAAAGATAAATGGAAAAGGTAAAAAAATTATCTAAGTATGTATTAAACGCATTAACAATAATAAGTGCATTACTTTTAGGTATCAATGCAGTTGAAGGTATAACAATACCATATTGCGCGCAGATAACAGGAGTTATAGCAGTAATAAACGGAGTTATATCTACATATCTATTAGGACAAAAAGCTGTTAAAACTATAAACAAGGAGGGAAAATAATGAAAATAATAGAAAATAATTTTAAGTTTGGTGCAATGGACATAAGAAATACAACAGAGCAAATCGTGTGTCATCACAGTGGAGTAACTGTTTTACAAAGTGTAGAAGTAATACATAATTATCATAAAAATACAAAAGGTTGGGCAGGAATTGGGTATCATTTTTATGTTAGAAAAGACGGTTCTATATATAGAGGACGTCCAGAGAATACAGTA